CGAGATCTGGCACGAATCGTTCGAGCCAGGCGCGTTCGATGGCATCGAGAAGCGCCCGAACCGCGTGAAGGCCTTCCGCGATCACGCCGCCGGCGCTCACGCTCCCGGGACCTCGACGAGCGGCCTCGTCGGACGGGTAACGAGCTTCGCCCCCGAACGCGCGGAGGGGCTCGTGGGGGTCGTCAAGATCGCGAAGACGCCGCTCGGTGACGAGACGCTCTCGCTCGCCGACGAGGGCATCCTCGGCGTCTCCGTCGGGTTCGGAGTGCGGGGTTCCGATCAGGTTCTCAACCGGGCGGAGCAGAAGCGCCGCATCCGGAAGGCGTTCGTCGACCACCTCGCGTTCCCGGACAACGGAGCGTATGAGGGAGCCCAGGTGATCGACGTGCGGAGGGAGCGGCCGCCGGCGGTCGATCTCCCGAAGCTCGAGACTCCACGGCTCGACGAGATCGTCGCGTGGATGGAGTCACGTAGGAAGTAAGCACTACCGACCCCTCCAGAGAGGTCGCCTCGAGGACGAGGCGGGTCGCAGCGGGTGCTCGTTGGCCGAGAGGGCCGAGACCTATCCGTAGGCGCGCGCCCGCGCGCTCGTACCTCCGAAAGGGGGGAGAACCGAGATGGAAGAGAACACCAAGACCGATGCCATGATCAATCGACTCGAGCGAGAGATCGCCGAGCGCGATTCGTTCATCCAAGGCACGGTCGCCAACGCGCAGGACACCGAGCGCGACCTGACCACCTCCGAGCAGGAGCTGGTGACGGAGTCTCGGAAGCGCATCGAGGTCGTCGAGGAGCAGCTCGAGTCGCTCCGCGCCGCCTCGGAGCGCACGCTGAAGGCTCGGCAGAGGGCCGCCGACATCCAGGCGCAGTTCGCCAAGATGCGCCACGAGGTCGACACCGGCGAGATCGAGTACCGCTCGGCCGGCGCGTACGTGCTCGACCAGTACAAGGCGGCGATGAACGACCGGGCGGCCCAGGAGCGGCTGGAGATCTTCAACCGCGCCGCGGCCCACCAGAAGACGTCGGACAACGCCGGCCTGATCCCGAACCCGATCCTCGGGCCGGTGATCAACTTCATCGATTCCGCGAGGCCGCTCACCGCTCTCCTCGGCCCCAAGCCGATGCCGTCCCAGTCGTGGTTCCGGCCCCTGGTGACGCAGGGAACGTCGGTGGCGGTGCAAGGTTCGGCGGGTGCGGCAGCAGATGAGAAGGCCGAGCTCGTGTCGCAGAAGATGACGATCACCCGCCTGACCGCGACCGCGGTCACGTACGGCGGATACGTCAACGTCTCGCGGCAGGACATCGACTTCTCCGAGCCGCAGGTCCTGGACGCGATCATCAACGACCTCGCCGCCCGGTACGCCGTGCAGACGGAGGCGGCGCTGGGCACCTCGCTGGACGCCTCCACGTCGACGAACGTGGGCTACGGCGCGTCCCCGACCGCGGCGACGATTCGTGCCGCGATCTGGTCGGCGGCCGCCACGGTCTACACGGCGACCGCCGGGGTGGGTCGGGTCGTGCTCGCGCTGTCGCCGGGAAGGCTGCCGGTGTTCGGTCCCCTGTTCGTCCCGATCGTCAACGTCTCGCAGACCGGAGACGGTCTGTCGGCCGGTGACTTCAACCAGGGGCTCGTCGGCACGGTCGCCGGCGTCCCGACGTACATGTCGGCGGGGCTCGGGACCAACAAGGCGTTCCTGTTCTCGACCGCCGCTGCGGAGGTCTACGAGCAGCGGGTGGGAACGCTCCAGGTGACAGAGCCGTCGGTGCTCGGTGTCCAGGTCGCGTATGCGGGCTACTTCACGCCGCTGCGTCTCGTGGACAACGGCATCATCGAGCTGACCGCAACGTAAGCAGTCCCGGCTCCGGGGGCGGGGCCATCATCTGCATCCCCGCCCCCGTACCGGGGAGACCGAAAGGAGAAGAGGGGATGGCGGAGGAGATCAGCGTCAAGGCCGATCCGACCCCGGACCCGACGCCGGAGGAGGCGGCGCGGCTCCGGCTGGAACTGGGCCGCAGCATCGAGCGGTACGAGGCCGCCGGGCTGGAGGCCGAGCTCAAACTGGCGAAGGCGCGGCTCAAGGACCTCCCCGCGGAGGAGACGGTCGTCGAGGAGGAAGAAGCCGAGGTCGACTTCGGCACCGGGAAGTACGAGGACCGCACCGTCGCGCAGCTCAAGGCGCTCGCCGAGAGCAAGGGCCTGCCGACCTCGGGGACGAAGGATGACCTGATCGCGACCCTCAGGGAGGGCTGATGGCAACCACGACATTCCGACGCGACTACCTGCTCCGACGGATCCTCAACCCCGGCACGACGGCGACCGACTACCTTGGCCGCCTGACCACGTCGACCCTCGACTCGTCCGGTCGAGCGCTGATCGCGATCGACTGGCCGGGCGCGGTCGCGAACTCGCTCGGCGACTGGGTCGACGTCCCGGCCTCGAGGATCGTCTACCGCTGCACGGTCGCCGGCACGTCTGCAGCGGGAGCACCAACCCCTCCGGGGGTAGGGAGCACCGTCGTCAGCGGGACGACAACGTGGCTCCAGATGACTAGCCAGTGACCTACGCCGTCGCCGCCGACTTCCGGGAGGCTTCGAGGAAGCCCTGGACGAAGTCGCTCGTCCTGACCGAGGGCGACTGCTCCGACGCCGAGCTCGACCTGCTGATCGCGCAGGTCGCCGGGCTGATCGAGCTTGAGCTCGACGACGACTTCGATCCCCCGAACCCGGACAACGACGAGACGATCGTCGTCGAGGGAACGATCGGGTCGCGGCTGTGGGTTCCACGCCGCGTCCGGTCTCTGACCTCCGTCGGGACCCGGAGCCTCGCCGGCGTCGTGACCGCGGTCTCCTCGACGGCGTACCGGCTCCACTCGTCGCTCGTCGGCGGTACGGCGATGGTCGACGGGAACCGGAAACGGGACTGGCTCGACTCGCTCTCCTCGACGACGTGGGCGGACGACGGCGTCCAGCTCGTCGGGAAGTTCGGCTGGGCCGCTCCCCCGAACGACATCCGGCGGCTCGTCGCGCTCCGTGTCTACGACATGGTCAAGCCGACGAGCGACCCGCTCTCGACGGTCGCCCAACGATCGACCGCGGACGGATCGCTGATCCTGGGGGAGAGCCGGGAGATCGCGAGGATCGTCTCGGTCTACGGTCGTCGGATGGCGGTGACGGCGTGAGTGCCGAGGTGACCTGGCGTCCCGAGGCGCTGACGGCTCGGCTGATCGCCGCGGCGAAGCCGGCGCGAGACGAATGGGCGGCCCTCGCGCGCGCGCGCTGCACGTCGAAGCGGGTCGCGTCCTCGATCCGAGCGCAAGGGGAGACCGTCGAGGCCTCCCATCCGTTGTCGCGGATCATCGAACGCGGCTCCCGTCCTCACGAGATCGCGCCGACGAGCGACGGTCCGCTCCGGCTCGCCGATGGTCGGTTCGTCTCGGGTCTGGTCCGGCATCCGGGGACGCCGGCGAAGCCGTTCCTCCGACCGACGCTCCCGGCGTGGATCCCGTTGTACCGGAAGACCGCGAGCGGGGCCTTGCGTGGCATCTGACTGGGCGACGTTCGTCGACGCGGTCGTCTCCGACCTGACGAGCGCCGTACCCGGTCTCGCCGACCCGGCGCTGATCGTCCATCGCTATTCGCCGTATGACCCGGGAGACCTCGTCGCCGAGGTCGGGGAGAGGCACCTCTCGGTCTTCCCCGTCGCGGACGCCGCGCAGGACGCGACCCCGTTCACGACGGCACCGGGTGGGGACCTGCTCGTCGAGACGTACCGAATCGTCTACTGGGAAGCGGCCGGCGACGAGTCGGCGCGGGCGGTCTCGGATGAGGCTGCAGCGGCGGCTCTGCTCCAACTCGCGCAGGCGACGCGCGACCGTTTCTACGTCGTCGCGAACCTAACGCTCGGAGGGACGACCCAGGTCCGATACGTCGGGATGGCCTTCCCCGACCGCTCGAGCAGCGTTCGGTGGTTCGCCCTCGGAGTGAGGGCGACTCGCGTCAAGCAAGCGACGTAGAGGAGGAGAGATGGCGAAGTTCAAGGTCAAGGTGAAGGACCTCCCGGTCGAGATCAACGGCGTCGACCAGGACGGCAACGTCTGGCCGGAGCCTTTCGCCTTCGGGAAAGACGGGACGCTGACGGTCCCCGACGACCAGCAGGACGTGATCGCGGCCTTCGAGTCGGCGGTCGGTGCCGGCGTGGTCGAACGAGTCAAGGAGCCGAGTTCTTCGAGCGGGAAGGAGTAGCAGATGCCTATCGCACCCTCTGCCGGTGCGTACGAGGTCGGGATCGCCAAGCAAGTCGACGAGACCACGATCCCGACCGTCGCGGGGTACTCGATGCCGGTCTTCTCCGGCCGTCCGAGGCCGGTCCAGACGACCTCGCGGGTCGAGGTAACGGACGCCGCCTCGATCGTCGGGGACGAGTACAAGAACCCCGACGAGCATTGGGAGGCCGATATCACGGTCCCGGCCTTCGCGGCCCCGCTCGGGCGGCTCCTCCAGTCGCTGTGGCCGACGGACGCGATCACCGGCGCCGGGCCGTTCACACATACGTTCTCGGGTCTCGGGTCGACGACCCCCTGGATCGCGATGTTCGACGACTTCACGAACGCGACGAAGAAGGCGACGTACGAGGCCGGGAAGTGCGCCGGGATGACGTTCACCTGCACCGAGGCTGGCGGCCCGCTCCAGGTCGGTTTCCGCGCGGTCGGTAAGCGTCCGACGGACGCGGCCTACACGGTCACGACCCCGGCGACGCTCGCCGACGGGTATTTCCAGGCCGTCGGCGCGGTGATGCAGTTCGACGAGGACACGTCGACCCCGATCACCCACACGAACATCCAGCAGCTCTCGGTGAACGTCGACCAGCCGATCAACCCGCTCGCGAGCGTCAACGGCGCGTCGGTCTCCAACCTCGGGATCACCCGCCTCACGCCGAGCATGACGCTCTCGCTCTTCTGGGAGAACTGGGAGGCCTACAAGAACACGTTCTACGGGACGATCACCGGGTCGACGCCGCTCTCGACGTTCCAGACCGGCAAGGTCATCTTCAACTTCGTCCACACGATCACGGGTACCTGGTCGTTCTCGCTGACGATGGACAAGGTGTGGATGCGCGTGACGCCTCCCGATCCGGACCCGGCGGGGAACCCCCTGATCCTGTCGGTCGAGGGCTCGATCCTCAAGCCGGCCTCGGGCGACCATGTGAAGCCGGTTCTGATCAACGGCGTTACCCCGGCTTACTGATCCGAACAGAACTTAGCCTTCCCGCCGTCCGACTAACCGCGGATGCGTCGGCTTCCCCGCCGGCCCCGCGAGAGAGGAGGTGCGCGTGGACCCGCTCGAACTCGTGCGGTCACGCAACCGCGCCGACATCGAGCTTCCCTCGGGACTCGGCGCTACGATCGGCCTCGTCCGTATCCAGGACGTCGTGATCTCCGGCCTGATCCCCGTCCCGATCCTTCGGGAGTTCGACAAGGCGACCGGGAACGGGCACCCGATCGAGACCGCGAAGGCGGCGCTCGAGGAGATCAACGATAATCCGGCTTTGATCAAGGCCGCCCAGGACACGCGCCGCGAGGTCGTCCGTCGATCGCTGAAACGGTTGGCACCTTCGGTCGCGGAGCTCGAAGGTCCCGAGGTAGATATGCCGACCGAGGTCGTGGCGGAACTCTCCCAGGAAGACTTCGACGTTCTGGCCGGCTATGCGATGCGTGATGTCCCTTTCCCGGCGGCGAGCCTCTCGACGTGAGGGCGCTCGCCGCTTTCGCCGCGTCCGACGTCGGGCGGTACTACGCCTCGGTCCATCGCTACTGGGGAACCGATCCGGCGGCGTTCCTCGAGGAGGAAGACGACCTCATGGCGTTCAACCTCCGCGCGGCTCTGACGAAGGCCCTGGCCTCGGAGCCCGAACCCGAGCCTGAGCCGCAGACCCTCCGCCTCGCGAGCCGCTTCGATGGCTGACCTCGGGTTCCTCGGCGGCGCGGGCGGAACGATCGGCAAGGCGGTCGTCCAGCTCGAGCTCGACACGAAGAAGTACATCGCCGAGATGAAGGGCGCGCAGGCCGCGACGGTGGCCGGGGCGAACTCGCTCGGCGGAACGCTCTCGAAGCTCGGGGGAGCTGCGGTAACGGGGATCGCCGGGATCGGTGTCGCCCTCACGGCGCTCATGGTCAAGGGCGTCGCGACGTTCACGAACGTCGCCGCGGAGGTCCGCAAGCTCGAGGGGCAACTCGGTACGACCGCGGAGCAGGCGTCGGTCCTGCGAGCGCAGGGCGAGGCGCTCGGCGTCGACGTCGACCAGCTCTCGACAGGGTTCGGCATCCTCGCGAAGCACCTCGTCGCGAACGACGACGTGCTGCAGCAGTACGGGATCGACGTCGTCCGTACCGCCGACGGGCAAGTCGACTTCCAGGCGGTCCTCGCCCAGCTCTCCGAAACCTTCTCCGGGATGGGGCCGGGCGTCGATCGCACCGCGGCGGCGATGAATCTGTTCGGGCGGTCGGGGAAGTCTCTGCTGCCGCTCCTCGCGGCGAACTCCGACGAACTCGCGACCTTCGCCGCGAACGCCGAGAAGGCCGGCCTGATCATGTCGCAGGCCGACGTCGACGCGGCTCGCGCCCTCACGATCGCCCAGCGCGAACTCGGGCAGGCGTGGGAGGGGCTGCAGGTTCAGCTCGCCCGAGCCGTGATCCCGATGCTGACGGACCTCGCGCACATCGTCACGGTCGCCGTACGCGAGCTCGCTCCGTTCCTCCCGCTCATCCGGAATATCGGGCTCGCCTTCCTCGGCTGGAAGGCGCTCACGTTCATCCCCGACCTGCTCGAGAACATCGCGAGCGGGCTCGACGCCCTCGATCTCACGGCGCAGGCCGTGGATGTCCTCGATCTAGCGAAGGGAGCATCGGCGCTCGGCGCGTCGTTCACGACGGCCGCCGCCGCCGCCGCCGCGTTCGCCACGGCCTACATCGGACTGACCGCCGCCGTCGCGGCGTGGGACCCGCTGAACCTCGTCGGGGACGTGGACAAGCTTCGTGAGTCGATGACCGTCACGACGCAGACCTTCGGCGACTCGGAGGTCATCCTCGGGCGCGTGGCGGTCTCG